TGCGTGAAATGGGCCTCTATGACGAGGCCGGGACGCTGATTGCCGTCAGCAACATGGCGGAGAGCTACAAGCCGAAGCTGGAAGAGGGCAGCGGCCGCACGCAGACGCTGCGCATGATCCTGATTGTCAGCAGCACCGAGGCGATTCAGGTGATCGCCGGTGGCGACACCGTGCTGGCGACCAAGGATTTTGTGACCGACGCGATCGCCGCGCATGAGAAAACCCGAAACCACCCGGACGCCAGCACCACGGCGAAAGGGCTGGTACAGCTGAGCAGCGCAACGACCAGCACCGACGAAACGAAAGCCAGCACGCCGAAGGCGCTTAAAACGGTCAGCGATGCCAGCATGAAGAAGGCCGCGAACCTCTCAGACCTGACCGACAGGGCCGCCGCGCGCGGCAATTTGGCGTTAGGTACGGCCGCGACGAAAAACGTTGGGGTAGAGGGCGGGCAACTGATGGCCGTCGGCGCGTTTGGTCTGGGGGCGGGCGCGCGGGCTTTCGATAACGCTTATTGCAACACTGCGCAAATTTACCGGCTGAATGCGACCTCTGAGAACAAGCCGCCGATCGCTGGAAATATTGCCGCCGGGGTGCTGAGCCTGCCTTGCGATGCCGCACCCTCAACGGGCTATGTCAGCGTGTCGGGGCTGGGGCATGGTTTTATTGGCCGTTCTAACCGTCCTGAAAATGGGGTGGTATGGTCACGGATTTACACCACCGATTACAAACCAACGGCCGCCGATGTCGGTGCATGGAGTAAAACCGAAGCTGACGGCCGTTTTCTGATGCTGTCCGGCGGCACGGTTAAAAAACTGGCTATTAAGCCCGGTAGCGCTGAAACGGATGGGGATTCACTGAGTATTGAGGGAAACCAGCATACGCCGTTGGTCATGAGCCGCCCTTCAGCACAGAGTAATTTATCAGTCGGTTTCCAAGTCGCCGGAAAGGCGTTAATGCGCCTTGGTATGGGGATCGATGACGAGCTGCATTGGGGAGCAGAAGCTAATCAGGGAGCCAATCCGCGTATTTATACGACGGCGAAACCGCCTACCGCGCAAGAAACCGGTGCGCTGACGGATGCGCAGGCTATGCAGAAATATGCGCTGCGATCCATCAAGGTGAACGGCAAACCGTTGAGCGGGGATGTCAATCTGTTGGCCGGTGATGTCAACGCATGGAACAAAACCGAAGCCGACGGGCGCTATGTAAAACAGACCGGCGACACGATGAAAGGGGCGTTAACTCTGCCGCGTATCGTATTCCCGAACGAAAATACCGCCAATGCAGACGATGACTTAAATCGCGAAAATGGCTTTACCGTTGAGTCATTGGTTGCCACTACCAATAAGGGCTATCCCGTGCCGGGCGGCATGGGGGTGTTGTTTACCGGGAAAGTGAATGAGTTCCGCAATGTGCAATTTGCCGTAGGCTCCGGCGATTTGGCGTTTTACTTGCGCTCGATGCGAAAAGACAGCGCGGATTCGCTCCGCTGGGCGCGAGTTTATACGACGGACTACAAACCGACGGCGGCGGATGTCGGCGCGCTGACCGACGCGCAGGCCGCCCAGAAATACGCGCTGCGCTCTATCAAAGTGAACGGTAAGCCGCTGTCCGCCGATGTCAATTTGTTGGCCGCTGACGTTAACGCGTGGAATAAAACCGAAGCAGATGGCCGCTATCTGGCGAAGACTGGCGGGCAGTTAACCGGGACGCTAAAGACCAGCGCGGAGATCCAATCGACCCACATTGATAATTATCGCATGGTCGGCGGCGGGTTCGGTTCCTTCTGGCGCAATGACGGCAACCGGCTTTACCTGCTGCTGACAAACGAAAACGACCAGTACGGCACATTCAACACCCTGCGTCCGTTCTCTGTGGATGTCAGAACCGGCGCCGCCGCTTTTGAGTCGGGTATGCATATCGGCGGTAAATGGCCTGCGATCACCACCTCCAGCGGGACAACGTGGCACCCAGACGGAAACGTACAGGGGTCAGCATGGGGCGGCTACCTCAGCAACTGGCTTAATCAAAATATCTCGGCTGCGCAGAATAATGCGCAGAACTGGGCCTATCAGAATTTGGTTCAGGGTGTGCGCATGGCCGGGCGCACGGTTATCGCGGATACCGGCGGGCGCATCGATTTACCGTCGGGCTGTGTTTATACGGGTATGTCCGGCTCAAACTACAACCCCTCAATCTGGGGCGCTTATTCAGCGGTTCAGGTGCTGATTAACGGCACATGGGCAACAATTGGAACGGTGTAAAATGCAACATATTAAGAATTTGAAGAGATACACGCCGGAAGAGTTATTCCTCGGCGAGAACGTGATTTATCTTCAGGATGATAACGGTATTGACTGGTACGCCGCGCAAAAATTGTTTTCGCCGGACACCGTAAAACTGGCTTATGACGAAAGCGGCATTATCTGCGCGATTAACCGCGATGTGTCGATGTTGTGGCCGATTGGCTTATCGGTTATTGAGCTGAACCCTACGAAGCTGCCAAAGCGCTGTCTGGCGAATGGTGAGTGGGTGTTTGACGGTAAGAAGGTGAGCCAGCGCGCCTATTCTGCCGAAGAAATGATGGCGAGGGCTGAAGCCAGAAAAAATGAATTACTGGCGGTCGCGGGTAAGGCTGTTGCGCCGCTTCAGGATGCTGTTGATTTGGATATGGCGACCGAGGCAGAAAAAGCGCTGTTGGCGGACTGGAAAAAATACCGCGTGACGCTGAATCGTCTTGATATGTCAGCCCCGGAAATTGACTGGCCGGTGGCGCCCGCCGCCTAAGAAAAAAGCCCGCAGCGATGCGGGCTTTTGTATTTGCGGTATTCCCTGATGTTGCCGCATCTACCTTTCGACATTACCCCGCCCGGCTAAAATCCGTCCAATTGATTGCATAGATCAATACAGCGTTATTGATCGGCGCGAGCGATCGTTATTTCCTCCAAAATCCCCCAATCCGCCCCTGCCTGTTGTCTGGTCGGCCTTCCAGCACCCACCGCGTGCGGCCCGGCGTGCCGGGCGTCATCATGCCTGCACCTACTCACCACCCGGAGCAAATTAATGGGCGATTATCATCACGGCGTGCGCGTCGTCGAAATCAACGACGGCACCCGCGTTATTTCCACCGTATCGACGGCAATCGTCGGCATGGTCTGCACGGCGGAGGACGCCGACGCGTCGGTTTTCCCGCTCGATACCCCGGTACTGATCACCGACGTGCTGGCCGCCTCCGGCAAGGCCGGTAAAAAAGGCACGCTGGCGGCGTCGCTGCGGGCGATCGCCGAACAGGCAAAACCGGTCACGGTGGTTGTCCGCGTTGCCACCGGCAAAGACGCGGCGGAAACCACCTCCAACATCATCGGCGGCGCGAACGCGGAAGGCCGTTACACCGGCATGAAAGCGCTGTTATCTGCACAGGCAGAGCTGGGCGTTAAGCCGCGCATCCTCGGCGTGCCGGGGCTGGATAATCAGGAGGTCGCGACGGCGCTCGCCGGGATTTGCCAGCAGTTGCGCGCGTTCGGCTATATCAGCGCCCACGGCTGCAAAACCGTGCAGGAGGCCACCGCTTACCGCGACAATTTCAGCCAGCGCGAGCTGATGCTGATCTGGCCTGATTTTGTCAGCTGGAACACCACCGCCAACCAGAGCGACATCGCCTACGCCACCGCCCGCGCGCTGGGCCTGCGTGCCAAAATCGACACGGAAACCGGCTGGCATAAGACGCTTTCAAACGTCGGCGTTAATGGCGTGACCGGCATCACCGCCAGCGTGTTCTGGGATTTGCAGGCGCCCGGCACCGATGCTGACCTGTTAAACGAGGCGTGCGTCACCACGTTGATCCGCAAAGACGGCTTTAAGTTCTGGGGTTCCCGTACCTGTTCCGATGATCCGTTGTTCATGTTCGAGAACTACACCCGCACAGCGCAGGTGCTGGCCGACACCATGGCCGAGGCGCACCTATGGGCCGTTGACCGCCCGGTAACGCCTACGCTGGTGCGCGACATGATTGACGGTATCAACGCGAAATTCCGCGAGCTGAAATCCGCAGGGCTGATTATCGACGGTACTTGCTGGTACGACGAAAGCGCCAACACCAAGGAAACCCTGAAGGCGGGCAAGCTGTTTATCGATTACGACTATACGCCGGTGCCTCCGCTGGAAGATTTAACCCTGCGCCAGCGTATCACCGATCGCTATCTGGCGACGTTTGCGGCATCCGTGAACCGCTAAAGGAGACGTTAGAACATGGCACTGCCGAAAAAACTGAAATACCTGAACCTGTTCAACGACGGCTACAGCTATATGGGCGTCGTGTCCTCGCTGACGCTGCCGAAGCTCACCCGCAAGCTGGAGAAATACCGGGGCGGCGGCATGAACGGTGCGGCCTCCATCGATATGGGGCTGGACGATGACGCGCTGGCCGTTGAATGGTCGATGGGCGGCATTGATGAGCTGGTGTTGAAGCAGTGGGGCGCCGTCGATGCTGTGCCGCTGCGCTTTGCCGGTTCCTTCCAGCGTGACGACACCGGCGAGGTGTCCGCTGTGGAAGTGGTGATGCGCGGCCGCCACAAGGAAATTGACTTTGGCGAGTACAAGCAGGGCGAGGATACCGAAACCAAGGTATCTACCGAGTGTACTTACTTCAAGCTGACCGTGGACGGCAAAGAGCTGATCGAAGTCGATACCGTGAACATGGTCGAAAAGGTCAACGGCGTTGACCGGCTGGCCGAGCATCGCAAGGCGATCGGCCTGTAATTTTTGCGCCAGCCCGCCGGGCTGGCCCTTTTCCCCCTGATTTGAGAGAACACCATGAAAGACGCAAAAGAAAATACCGTTACCCTCGAAACCCCGATCCAGCGCGGTGAAACCACCATCACCAAGGTGCAGGTGATTAAACCTAACGCGGGCGCGCTGAGCGGCGTCGGGCTGGCGGCGATCGCCAACGCCGACGTTGACGCGCTGCTGGTTGTGCTGCCGCGTGTGACCGTGCCGAACCTGACCAAACAAGAATGCGCGCGCCTTGAGCTGCCGGATTTGGTGGCGCTGGCCGGGAAAGTGGTCGGTTTTTTGTCGCCGAACTCGGCGGCGTAATCCCCGACGCCCGGCTGGGCGTTGATGACCTGATGGCGGACATCGCGGTGATCTTCCACTGGCCGCCGTCTGAAATGGCCGGAATGACGCTCACGGAGCTGTTGAACTGGCGCCATAAGGCACTGCAACGC